GGTGTAGGCCGTGCGCCAGGTGGTCGAATCCGCCGACACCTGAATGGACGGAACCACCGTAGACGCCGCCGTGCCCGTCGTGGCGACCGATCCGCTTGTGATGAGGAAACGGCTCTTGAAACCACGAACCGGCGCACCGGTCACCGTGTTGACCGCGGAACCGGTCGCGGATGCGGTCGCTGTGGTCAGCGTAAAGAGTTTGAAGTTTGTATCGTACATAGTTAGTGTCCTCCTTACGCGACCTTTATATTGTAAATCCGGCCGATGGCGCGGGTGTCCTGCTGCATCAGGCCGAACCGGTAGTCAATGATCGTGCGGTCAGTCACGCCGTCGTTCATAACGCCGAGGTACTTGGCCTTGAGCGGGTCGTATTGCCATCCGAAGAACGACATCTGACCGTATTTCACCCCGTAGATTGAGGTAGCAACGCCCGACCCGTCCGCACCCGCCGTCGTCTCCGTGGAGGTGATGATGCGGGTGGTCTGGTCGGCTTTACGACCGAGGTCCTGAATGGTAGCGTTGCGATACTTCAGTACCGGACGGTCGTAGTTGTCGCGGCCGGTGTTCCAACCGGAGCCGTTGGGGAGCAGGCGGATCGCGGAGGCGAACCGGCGCTGCATCAGATCGTTCATGTACAGGATCACGCCGTCCCCGTCCGGCGCCTTCATGTACGAAAGGAGGGTATCGACGTACTCCAGAAAGGCGTTCGCGGTCGCGGCGGTCATGCCCGAGCCGGACAGGTCCACGGCGCCCGCATTAATCTTCATCTCTGAGTTGACGCCCGAGGTGGTGGGGTTGTCGATGCGCCAGCGCAGGCCGAGGAACGCCTTGGAGTCGTTGGCGTGCGTGTTGTTGATGAGGTAGTCGTTGAGTTTGTACGCAACGCCCTTCATGTAGGCATCGATCTGGTTACCGCGCGGGTCCGTGATGTTGTTCACGTCCTCCAGCACGGCCACGTCCACATCGATGTTGTTCCGGATCATGTACGCGCCCTCTTGGAACGCGTCCGGAGTGCCCTTGGTCGTGACGGGCGGCTCACCGATGTCCACGAAGTCGGCGGTGGGCAGGTTGCCCGTCCAGCGGACGCCGTTCGCCTTCATCGACTTGCGATTGATGAACGGAACGTCCTTGATGAAGTTGCCAGACTCGTAGAGGGAGAAGGTGACTTTCTCCACGAGGGGGTCGTTGAGATATTTGCTCCACTGAGCCAGCGTCAGAATGGAACTATCGGAGGAGGTTGTTGCCATGTATGAGGTCCCCAGGAACGGCGAAGGGCGCCCGATAGGCAGTGGTGAAACTGCGTCAGGGGCGCCCGAGGGGGTTGATGTTATGTGAAGCGGCGACTCTGCTCTAAGGCAAAGCCGCCGCGTTCTAACCGATTCAAACTATTCGGTTGGCTCGATATTCTGTTGTGCGTGTCAGTTGTCGCCGTCGCCGTCCTGCCTCGGCAAACACTGCTAGTCCTGTCTGCTCCCCTACTCGCCGCCGTCCTCCACGGCAACGAATAGTGATTCAGACCGGTTTAGACCGCTACGAAGTCCCGCGCGGGTCAGGGAACAGAGAACTCCACGGGCGCTTCCATGCCGGGACCTGCCCGAGCACCGCGTCTGCGGCGTTCTGGTTGCCTCCACTGCCGCCCTGCGGGATCGGGGGAGCGGTGCCCCCTGATCGCTCCGGAGTGCGCACGGAGGCGTCCTTCGCCTTCTGCGCCTGGTACTGCGCCACCGCCTGCTTGACGATGAGATCCGACTGCGCCTTGATAAGCTGCGCCTGTGCCTGTACCTGGTCCGGCGGCAAGGAGCGCAGGTGGCGCTCCACTTCCGGGGTCATGTCGGGCAGGATGCTCGTGCGAACCGAGTGGATCGCCTGGTCGGTCAGTTGGCGCGTGATGACCTGCTGCGAGCGGGCCAGCGACATCTGCGCTTGCTCCGCCTGCAGGAGACGATTCGCCAACTCCTCCGTGATCTCGCCCAGTTCGACGCTGTTCTGCAGTTCCGCGCGTCGGGTAGCGATCTGCGCTTCCTGCTGCTGCTGCGCGAGGAGGTTGTAGGCGTCCTGTGCGGACCTGATGCCCTGCTGGCTGAGTTCTTCGATCAGGGGCGCGAAAGCGTCAAGTTGCTTGCGCTGCTCCTGCCATTCGATCCACCGGGGGTCCTTGTGCCAGGGGAGATTGTCGCCGGTTCCTGCGCCCGCGCCCTGCTGCTGCAGGGCGGCAGAATCCGGTCCGCCACCGCCACCATCGTTATCGCCTCCCGAACCGTTCGCATCGTACGACTGATGCGCGTCACCGTCATCCGAGCCGTCGAACCCAGAGGTGTCGGAAGTATGCGAGTCAAAGTCGGGATCGGAGCCGACACCTGCGGAGTAGGCGCCGTAACCGTTCCCGGTTCCTGCGCCCGGCACCGGGGACGGGCCGGCGCCTTGAGATTGCGTCATCTCGGGCATGGACATCTATCGTTCTCCTTGTGGAGTGCTGCTGAATTACCGATGTGAGAATGCCGAGCCGCTAAGATTCGGCTCGGCTACGTTTTCGCGCGATGGTGTGCCGCGCTCTATCAAGTGCGTAGGCGAATGCCTCGCGGTCAGGGCTATCTGTGCCCCTCGAAGTGATACCGAGACCTGTGGCATTCACGACGCGGTAAACTTCCCAGGCAAGCGCCTCGGCTTCGTCGTCGCTCGTCAACGCCTGTTCCACATCGCTGTAAAGACTTCCGTCCTGCGCAAGCCACGTAAGCGTCAGGTGATGCCGTTCATCTGGAGAGCGGGAGAACAAACGCGGCGCCAGCTTGAAATGCCGGTGCGTCTCGTTGTATTCGTTTACCGTCTTCTTGAGCGTCGTTTCTATCGTGCGCAGGCGAGGTGCCAGAAGACCGCGCTGAAATCGCTTCGGCACGCAACGCTGTTTGAAATGGTCCCAAAGCGATACAGGCACCTGAACGGAGTCAACAACTTCCTGAGACTCGGTCGTGCGCTCTTTGACCGGCCCGGTCTTCTCCTGCCACACCAAACGACCGAACATACCTGCCGCAAGACGAACGGCTACGCGGTCGCCTAGTGTGGCAATGTTGGCTTCACGCTCAACGGATGCGCGCGCGTCGAACCGACTCGGAACAAACGGCTCATCTAATTCTGCGGCAGCGTAAAAATCAAAACGCTCCAGCACAACTCGCTGGAGCGTTACCTTGTCGGTATCTGGCACCACATTAGGTTCGTAGAGTCTCATAAGTTCGCGCCTCCCAACGCGTCCCGAAAAAGAAGCGGGACACCCCGCCACGGAGCGTCCCGCCTATATGTGGAGATCGGCGGCGAACCCAAACGCCGCCCTTGCCGCGGAGGTCACCCGGCAAGTCATTACGTCTTTCCGCGCTTTTTCTTGCGCTTCTCGGCGACGATCTCTGCCGCCCGCGCCTCAGCCTTTCGCTCGATGTGCGCCTCGTACGCCTGGCGCCCCGAATTGAGCGCCCATTCCGCGAGACCACAGAGCATGGAAGTCACGACGGCCATGAGGATGCCTTTACCATCTTCGCGCCACCTGTCCGGCGATTCTTCGTACAAATTCCACCCTCCCAGACGGTTACCGCTTCCCTGCCGGTCGCGCCGGGGGCTTCGGCGTCGCCTTGATCTTGGCGATGTCGAGCCCCGCCTGCTGACGGTTCTTCTCCATCTCCAGAGCGTGCTGCAAAAGCATCTGTCGCGTATCCGTTTGAGCCTGCAGTCCGACCCGCTGGAGTTCCGCGTCGTGCTGCATCTGCGCCTGCTCCATCGCCCCCTGCTGCTTCAGACTCTCCACCTGAAGCGGGTCCGGTCCCTGCGCCTCGCCCGGCTGCATTGCTGCCTGCTGTGCTTGCAACGCGGCTTGCTGCTGTGCCTGTTGGGCCTGAAGTTCGGCCTGCATCTGCGCTTGCTGCTCGGCGGCTTGCTGCGCCGCTTGTTGTGCATTGGCGATGGACTGCGCCGCCCTGTCTACGATCTCATCGCTCTTTGCCTCCCCGAGAAGGTCGAAGTAGGTCTTGATCGCCTCGGGGCTCCCCGGAATGCCGAGGGCCTGCATGCCGTACCACGCGTCGATCTGCGCCTGCCGCGCGCTCGGGCTCTTGGGCGTGGCGGAACCCGGCGTAATGACCACGCGGACTTGACCGCCCGCATTGAGCGCCTTAAACGACATCGCCTGCAGTCGTTGCCGCTCCGGGTCGTCCGTATCGGCGACGTACATCAGGCGGTCTTCGCGGCAATACTGCGCAGCAAGTGCAATCGCCCACGTCGCCATCTGCCGATGGAACTGCTCGATATGACCGATAGGCTCGGCCATCTGCGTGGTGTCCGACTGCTGCAACAGTTCGATAGCGGCGGCGGCGGACACGCCAGACGGCACTCTGCCGTCGCTCACCTCATGCACGCCGCTGTAGTGCATCATGTTCGCCTCGATCCGGTCAAGGACGGCGAACCACTGCGCGTTGAACGGCGGCGCGGTCTGGTACTGAGGGACCATGCCCGGCGTGTGGTAGATCAGGCGGTAGTTCCGGGGTGACGTATAGGCGTCCACGCCGATCTCGCTCCCCTTGGGCACCAGCAGAGACGGGAAGTCGCTGTTGATACGGTCGTGAATGCGACTCCAGATCTTGTTGTAGTTGGCCTGCATGGGCACGAGGCCCGTCACGACCGGCATGGAGTAGACCGAGCCGAGCATGCCGCGATAGGGCAGGAAGACGTACGGAAAGTCATCTTTCTTGTCGTAGGGCCAATCCTCGTACCGAAGCAGTTGGTTCTCCGCGACGACGATCAGACGCCCCTTCGGGTAGCGCGGCGTCGGCTTCTCCCAGCACTCCAACACGAGCACCTGGTTCTTGCGAGCATCGCTGCTCATCTGCTGCCCGAAGTCGCCAGTCACCGCAGCGAGGTAGTTTGCGATCATCCCCGCGAACGCCTGGTCTATCTGCCCCCCTCGCAGTTTAGCCGACGTCTCCGGGTACTTCTCCTGCACCTCGTTGGTCGAGCGCAGGCGCGCATCGATCATCCACCGGGCATCGCCCCGGTGCCGCGCCTTCGGATCACGGTACAGGTTCAGCGGCGGCACCACCTCCCGGTCGATGTCGCCGACCTTCGCCATCTGGGTCTGCGCAATAGACCCGTCCGGAGCGTAGGCGGCGGGGACAGAGGCTTCTGCGTCCGGGTCCCAGCACAGCTTAACCGCAGGGGCGTTGCAGGTGATCGCCCAGTGCGCCGCCTCCAGCGAGTCGATGTGATCGCTGAACTTCTCGTCGCAGTAGGCCAGCCACGCCCGCGCTTCGTCCGCCGCCGCGTCGTCCATTTGCGACGCTGTCCGGGGCTTTACCGAAGCGTCGGGGCGGCTCTGCGTCCACCGGGCGATGAGCTTCGCCGTGATGGGCGCGATGCGGTTGTACTGCTCGTAGGACCGGTACGGGTCTTTGGGGTCTTTGTCAGAGACGAGCGAACCGTAGCGGTCCCACTTCACCCACTGGTTATCGAGTTCGTAGGCGATATTGACAAGCCACTCGCGTTCCAGATGCGAGCGGGCGGAGGCGGCGTCCCGATACCGCTGGTTGATGAGTTCGACAACGGCTCGCTCGCCGCCATCGGGAAGCGGCGGCGCGCCCTCGCCATAGTCTGAGGCGGACACCTCGGAGTCGGCGTTGTATGGGTTGATGAGCCCCCGCAGGCCGCGCCCGAACAGGTTTTTGCGCTCCGTGACTTGGGGCATGGGCGTGTGACCGAATTAGACCGACACCAACTGATAAACCGTCGTCTCTACGGGGATGTAGTCGGGCGACTCTACGCCGCTTGGCATTCGCACCCAGATACGCACCGAGAAACGGCGCATTTGCGACTTGCGCCCAAACGTCTCAATCTCACCAATGACTTCGATTCCACCTTGTGCCGCGACGAGTTCGAAGCCATGAGGGAGTTCCCCATAACGCTCTTTTGCGGCTTCCACCATGCAGCGCAAAGCGTCGTTCTGGCTTTGCTCGGGCCACGTCAGTTGTGCATCGCTCATGCCGTCTCGTTGTCCATATCGCCAAGCCGCGGCCACCGCTCCGCTTCCGGTCCGACACCCATCTGCCGGTGCCCGTGGAACGCTCCGGGGTGCTCTGCCGCGTACTCCGCCCCGTCACCGAAGTAGTAATCCCGCGACCCCATCCCGCCAAACTGGTCCTCGCTCGTCCCGTCGTCCGGTGGCACGTAGACAGCCCGCTGACGCTGTGGGATGGCCTGCACGCCCCGGCGATAGGCGATGTGCTGTCGCAGGCGTCGCGCGCCTTCCAGCAGCCAGAGAGCGAGGGCGAGGTAGGCGGCGGCTTCGGAGAGGGTCATTTACGTCAGCACAACGATTTCCTGGTCGGGAATCTCGCCGGTCGTTTCATCGGCGCCGCAGCGGCAAATGCCGCGCATGCCGCGGAAGTCGAACAAGTTCCGTAATGGCTGGTATTTCGGGCTCACAGTCCCATCTGCTTCAACCACCCACGCCTCGCCGTAGTAATTGCCGACGTGTTCCGACGCGTTGAAATACCACGGATAGAGCCATGGCATCGTCGCCGCATCAGGGATTATCTCGCTGATACGGAAAGCTACGATGCTCCCTTCGGGGACCTTCCCGAAATGCTCCGTAGCGCGTCGCTTCCACGCATCAATCATCATCGCTACCGGGTCAGCGGTATTGCGAGGGCAAGTTAGATAAGTGTGCGCCATTAGCTGTACGGTTCAAAATCGTCAGGAAGATCGGCGTGCATCGTCGGGTTCCGAATCACCACGGCGGGCTTCATCTCGCCGGTCACGACATCGCGCATCCCCTGGCGCTCTGACTGCCGGAGTGTCTTCGGGTCACGCGACGGCGAAGGCCGCGTTCCCAGCCCGTAGCGTCCACTATCGCCCGCATGCTCGTATTTGGCAGGAGCGACGGCAAGGCGGTTGTCCTTCGGGTCTTTGATCGCCTTTTCCAAATAGCCCTGCAACATCGGTGCTGCGCCCTCAACGATGCGGAAGGCGGGAACGCGCACGCCGGGCAGGGTCGGATGGTGCGCCGGATACGTCACCGTGCGGGAAAGCCACTCATTGAACATTCTCAGACCCGCGATGACGTCCTTCACCGCGCGCACGACGGGCATCTGGTAGCGGTTCCAGACCTCGATGGGGTATTCTCCCATGCGCTGCTGCGCGGTCTGCGCTCCCTGCCCTTCCGGCAGGAACGTGTTCGCGTAGTCAAAGGCAATCAGGTCCAGGCGGTTCTCTACCGGGCGTTCGTGGCCGTCCTCGTCCGTCGCCACGATGCCACCAGGCGCCTTCTCATCCCGGTACGCAGGCGGCTTATCGCCGAGCCCCAGATCCCATAACTTCAGTTGGAGCGCGAGGCACTGCTGCTTGCTGGTGCGGTCGGCGCGGTACTCCTCGCCGACGACCCAGACGACGCCCCAGTCATCCACAACCCAAACGTGAGAGCAGGCGGCGGCGCCTGTGCCGTAGTCGTGCGAGCCCCACGCGTCCCAGTGGGGAAGAATCTTCTCCGGAGCGGGGCAGACATGCCAGGGACGCATCTCGCCCGTGACCGAATCGCGAACGGACGGCGTGAACGAGAAGAACAACCCGCCCGCGCCAAGCTCATGCAGGCATTCGCGCCGGAACGGCAACTCCCCAATGTCGTTGAGATCGCTTTCCCACTCGGCGATGGTTTTCCCCGGCCAGGTCGAGACGCCCTCGGTAATGCGGTACTCGTCGGGCTTGCCGGGCGTCGCGCTCGGGACCTTATCGCACTTGAAGCCGTTTACCGCGACGACCTTCGAGAGCACGCGGCGCCGAAGCGCATCAGCCTCCCCGCTGACGAACCGGTGCATGACGCTGTTCGCGTGGATCTCGTTCTGCACGAAGAGCACGGCACGGTCATGGCTCCCCGCGGGGATGATCGTCTGGGTGATGATCTCGTAGTTCTTCTGCGAGACATCCACGCTGTCGTGCAGTCCGTCTATATCGTCAAGAGCGATAAAATCCGGCCGAAGATCGTTCAGGTTCAGACCGCGAATGTTCGATTGGTCCAACCCGAGCGCCATCAGGTTGAAACCGTTGGCGGTCCTGAGACGGGCACCGTTCCACCCGAGCGAGTAGCCGTATTTGTCCTCCAGGCGCGAGATGCCGAGTTTTTCGAACCGCGCCCGTATGGAGTTGATATGGTTGTTCGCTGTCGTCTGAGTGGCGCAGACGTAGAGGCCGAAGCATCGCTTCGCGGTCACGCACAGACGACTGACGGCAAGGCGGGCCGTGCTCGTCTTGCCGTAGCCGCGGGGCCAGTCTCCCAGAAAGGCATCCGGGCGCATCCCCGGGGTGAGACTATCTATCCACTCCCAGAGAGCCAGATGCTCCGGCGCCATCAGGGAAATATCGATATACGGCGCGATTCGTTGAAGCCATCGTTGCCAGGAGAGTTCACTGCCGGGGAGGGGCATCCCTCGCCGCACGTCCTCAACCCTCAGCAGGCTGTCCAGTTCCGCGCGCTCTTGCTCGCTCAAGAAGGGTAGCAACGCGTGCAACTCGCTCGTCGTCGGTAAGACCGGAGCCATTCGCTACGCCGTCCTTCACCGGCTCCATACCATAGACCTTGCGCTCCAACTCGACAGCGCGGGCGTTCGCCTCTATGGACTGCTTCACGACAGCGGCCACGTCGCGTAGTTCACCCGGCTCGTAGTCGAGTTTCGGCGTCCCGTCCGTATCCAGCGGCATCTTAGACGAGGCATACACGAGCAACTGCCCGGCGACCACCTCGCACTGAGCCACACGACGGCGGTGGCGAGCGTCGATCTCAACGAGAGCTTCTGCCGCCCGCTCTATGACGCGGACTTCCTCGGCTTCGATCTCATCCGCCAGAAGTGGCCCCGAAAGCACCGACTGCGCATCTACTGCGCGCGCAGTTTCCTGCGCAGTATCGCGCAGCAGCCCCTCGCCCCGAGCGATTTTAGCGCGGGCTGTTCGGCGTATCGCCTCGGATAGATCACGCTGCCACCCGTACTGCGAAGCGCGCAGGCGGATGGACGATTCCGCCACTTCGCGCCCGAACTCCTCCGCGTGTAGTTTAGCGATCTGATAGTTGCTGAGCGTCCCCCGTTGCCACTGCGTCTCTATCCAGTCCCAGTGAATCGGGGGCTTCGGGTCGGTGCTCATCTTGCCCCATCAAACGCCGCATCGTTCCGCCCGGTCGTGGGACCGCCATCGCGCCAGTAGTCGTACGGCGTCGCCTCTGCCCGTCTGTGCGCCACGACGAGAAGCGGATCTTCGAACGCCTGCTTGCGCTGCGATACCGACAGACAGCCATCCGAGCCGCCATGAGAGCGCGCGTACACCAGTTGCCCCGTCACGGGGTCGCGCAGGTCGCCATCAGGAAGGCCGCAGGCACGTGCAGCGGCGCGTTTGGCCTGGTTGTCCCCGATGCGGAATACCTGCTTCCGGAGCGATGCCCGTTCGTTGCGGGCCTGCGGATTGTAGGGGATGTCGGGGTCAGACTCGCCGCGGTACTGCACATAGACCTCCGGGGGCGGTAAACGAAAAAGGCTGACCGTCGAAAACGGTCAGCCTTTTCAGGAAGGAGAGCGGAACAGGTACAGAGACACTTACGCGATAGAGCGGATCGGCCGGGGCGGGAAGCCTTTTAGGTTACGCGCAGGGTTGAGCGGGTCAAACGTTGTCGGTTTCGTCTGTCTCAGTTATCGGGCAGGCTCCCCCAGACGGGTCGCGCCCGTCGCTTTCTGGTAGACAGCCAGCGTTCTTGGCGCCTGAACTACAGGGTGCCTCTCCCGAACAGCGGGGTGAAGCCACGACCCCCATACAGTCGTCACTACTGCACCGCGCGACAAGGCGTGCGCGCCGGAAGGGCTTCCGGTACCCCCCCCCCACTATACTATCGGGCGGGTTCGATTCCCACGAACATCCGCGTTTACGGCCCGGATGAATCTCCGCTTTCGCGGCTCTTTACGTCAATCTACCGGGTTGGTCTTTTTCCCAACCGCCGCCCGAACGATGCTCGACAGGATTCGAACCTGCGTCTCCGGCCTTAGACTAGCCGGTGCTCTACCCTAAGCGACAAGCATCAAGTCGGGGAAGTTGCACAGCCATCTCCGCTCACTGCAGGGTGCCGCTTTCGCGGGCCGTCCGGTCTGATGCACCATCCCCTGCCTCCATTCTACCCATCTTCCGCCCCCTCGTCAAGCCCGCCCGCCTCTTTCCGTGCTACTTCTCTGTTTGTGGTGGCGCCTGTGTTGCATTGGGGGCGATTAGGGCGACACTGGGTATACTCTCCATACCCAGTGTCACAAGGGTGGGAAGATACAGTCCTTCCCGCGATAATGCCGACAGGCTTTCGTCTGTCGGCATTATCACTTCCCGTTCCCCTCCTCGCGCATCCCGTACAGGATCACTCTCGCCGCCTCAACGCCGCAGTTGCATTCGCTCTCCGGTCGGTCATAGCGGTTCGTGGGGCATCGGAGCGCGTGCGGCTCGTCAGAAGCCCCGTACAACTCCTCCAGCGCGTCCCTGAGTTCCCTCGCCTCTTCCGCCGCCTGGAACGCGCGCCGCTCCCACTCGTCGCGGTCTTTCTCAGCCTGTGCCGCCTCACGCCTGGCGTCGTTCATATCGGTGCTGCACTTCGGCACTCGCGCGGCATACGTAGACTTATGCGGCACCCCCGGCATAAAGCCACACCACTCACCGTTGAATGGGCTCTGGTAGATCCCGGTCATCCCGAAGGCGATTTCCGCCACCATCACATCCAACTCCGCCCCCGCTGCTACTGCTGCTGCTGCCGCTTCCCCCTGCCCGGTCGTTTCCGGTGCTGCCTGGTCGGTCATTTCGATGCGTTGCCTTTCCGCTTCTTGTGCCACCGGTTTTCCGGGTCGGCGAGTTCGTTGTCTACGCGATCTTTCAGAATGCCGACGTATTCCCGCACCGACTCTGCGCCTGTGTAGAACCCGCTGTCGGCTTCCCACTGGTCGGAGGCACGAAAGACGCCGTAGAACAGCATCACGTCGCCGGTCATCGAAGGACCGCGCGTCACCTCGATCTCAAAGCCTCGATAGGTCGTTTTCATCTCTTCGAACTGCCTCCCGCAGAAAAAGGTTTTCACAACGGTCGAGCACATCGGGTGCTCCCGCCCCGCAAGTTCCTCCGGGCTTTCTCCGGAACCCCATTCCAGAGTCCCATCCGGCTTCGCAATTGCGGCAACGGTCGCGGTCCCCTTGTCCATCTCGCGCACATCTTTGGCGTCGCCAATCCAGTAGCCGATGGGGCACCGCACGAGGTAATGCGTCTCACGTCCGCTCCGTGCCATGCCAGAGACGGCAACGGCCGCCGCCTGAAGTTGAACCGGTAAATAAACTCTCATTTCTCCCCGACGCCCCCTTCCCCGCCAAGAATCGCCCTCTCCACCGCCTCCTGAGCCACTGCCACCGGTTTCCACTGCCGGGACCACCTCCGTACGATGTCTGCCTTTCTTCGTCCCTCGGCTTTGTGTTCCTCGAAGATGGCGTCGCTGACAGCCTGCTTCGCCTCCAACCATGCCTGCGACGTATGCAGATGGAGCATCACACGCCGGTCGGTGTCGAGTTTGGTATCGAGTTCGTAGAGCGCCGCAATCGGCATCTTGCCCATCGCCTGCAAGTCCTCCGCGACTCTCCAGCAGATGCCTTCCATGAGCCTTGCCACCCATCGCCCCTCTTCCTGGTTGACCGTCACCCGGAACCTGGGCGGCTTCGGCGGGACGAAATACCTCGGCGGCTTGGTCGTGATGTTGCGGTATCTGGCTACCATCCCAATTGCCTCCTGCCTCTTTCTGCCGCCTCCGCGGCCTCCGGTGTCCTGTAGTAACCCTTGTGGCCGTAGCCGCCGTAATGCTCGGCTTCTGGCTCTTGTGGCCCTTGCTCTTCGGCGGGCGTCTCTATGCTCAGTGCCGCTGCCGGGTCGTCTAAAAAATCCCGTACGCCCGCGTCTACATCCCACTGCAACCCGATGGCTATAAGCCCTCGGATCAACTCGTCGTCCACTACCGCGATATCTGAGTCCATATCACCAGTGATCAAGCGGACATTCGACCCATAAGCGCCCTGAGAGAGAAGTGCGTCTCTCGCCCCGTCCAGAACAAATCGCGTCGGATCGTCCTCGGGTTGCGGGTTCAGGTCGCCGCCCGTCGCAAGATCCGGGAACCGCGTCTGGTACTCGGCTATCATCGCGTCGCAAAGTCGCCGGTTGAGAGGGTCAAGAAAGCCCTTCCGGAGCATCGGCCACGCCGGCACGTAGTAGCGGTAGAAGATGCCGAGCCCGGTCAGTAGTTGGCCTGTCAGAACGCACTCGTGGAGGATGTGATCCCGATGCGCCCGCGGCGACAGTATCGGGCCTTCCGCCTCCAGGGCGTCGAGTGCGGGAGTAGGCGGCGCTGCCAGCGCCGGCGCCACTGGTGCTGCGGCGTTAATACTCATCGCGTATCTCCTCGTCAAAGCGGGTCAGCGCGCCGCGGTATTTCAGCCCGACCGTGCCCGACTTTCCGCCGCGCATCTTTTCGATAACTAGCGTATAACGCCGCTCCGGAACGTAGTCGCCGCATCGCTCGGCGCGCTCCTCTGCCTCTTTGTACTCCTCCTCGGGACGGAGCATCATGAGCACGTCGGCGTCCTGCTTGATCGCTCGTGACTCACGCACTTTGCCGTCGTCGTTGAGCTGGGAAAGAGCGATGATCGGGCCTTTGATCTCGCCAGCTAGAAGTTTCAGTGACCGGATGATCTCCGCTACTTCCCGCTCCCGGGTATCGGTCCCCTTGCGCTCCGTCGCCGGGGTGACGAGTTGCGTGTAGTCCACCAGAACGGCATCACAGGTGCCTTTGCGCTTCCCGTCCCGTGCCAGTGCAGCGATGCGCGGAATGGTGATGTTCGGGTCGTCGTAGACCGTGATGGGATAGTCTTGCAGGCGCCGCATCGCGGCTTCGAGACCGCGCCGCTCCGCGTCGGATAGTTGACCGTCCATGTACCGCTGAGAGTCCACCTGCGACTCCGCGAACACCATGCGCTCGATCAACTCGTCCCGCTCCATTTCCAGGCTGTGAACGTGCCACGCCACCCGCGAAAGCCGCGCAGAATTGGTCACGATGTTCCCGGCAAAGGCGGATTTCCCCTCACCGGAAGCGGCGGCGACGACGTGCAGACGCCCGGGGCGAAGGCCCTTGATCGTGCGGTTGAGCCGGCTGAACCCGGTATCGTAGCCGAGCATTCGCACCGGCTCTTCGTAAGCCTTCCAGAAGCGTTCGCTGAAATCCGGCATGGTCTCCGCGAGCGTGGCGCCGGTCGCCGCCTTGGCATCCGTGCCAGAGACGCGGGCGGCATCCGCAGAGAAGCCGAACGCGATGCGCTGCGCCTCGGCTACCAACTCCTCGGGAGTGCCCTGCCAGTTGTCTGCGGCGAGCAGAAAGTCCCCGACGTCCCTACGGACGCGCCGACCGAGGGCGGCGCCGGCCACGCGCTGAGCATGCCATGCGGCATTGTCTTTCGTCACCGCGGCGGTAAAAATCAGGCTCGTGATGTTGTTCGCCGAATCGGCCGGTGTGGCAGCGTACAGGTGCCCGGGCTTGGAAAACTCCTCGGTAAGCGCCGCTCTGAGTTCGGGCGGCGTCACCCGAACACCCGCCGCCGAAAGCCGCATGATGTGCCGAAAAGCGGCGCAAAGGTCGTTGTCTACGAAGTCCTCGAAGCGGACGATGCGCGTCACTTCGGCGACGGTGGTCGCGCCGCCGCGGATCATGGCGCCGACGATCTGCCACTCGGATTCCGCGGCGCCGGATGCGCCCCCAGGGGAAGCGATATTGCTCACGAGAGGGGCACTCCTGCGGGTGTCGTAACCGGGGGCAGATTGTCATAGGCGCGAGTCCAGCGGCGTGGGTCATCCACCTTCACCCGGGGCGGGTCGTTGGCACGGGCTTTAGCGCGCTCCTCCTCGCGGATTTGCTCGGGAGTTCGGGGAGTGCCGTCGCCGTCGATCCACCGGCGAAGCACGCCAGCACCATAGCGGTCAGGCTCCAACGGGTTGGCGTCTTCGATAACGCGTTCGTACTCCTTCCGCCAGTGGGGATACTCTTTGAGCGTTGCAGCGATGAACGCCTCCCGGTCGCGTTTCGACTCAGGCGCACCTCCCCTTCCCTGACTCACAGACCGACCCAACTGCGCCGGTTGCGTTCGCACACCGGCTGCGGGGGGCTGGGGGGTCTTGTCTTCTTCTCTTCTCTTCTCTTCTCTTGTGTCGCACGTGCTTCCCATGTGAGTGTCACGTGATGCGCACGTGACTTGCGAGGATTGCGATTCCTCCTGAGTGCCTTCGGGTGTATTAGCGGCACGTGACTTGGCACGTGACTCCTTCATAGCGTCCGCATGCTTCCGGTGCTTCTCCACCAACTTACCGCCGTACTGGTCCCAGTCGTGGATCGTCAGAGCGTCGTTGGTCTCGTCTAGAAAACCGGAAGAGATAAGCGCGGCGATGAAGGTGTCGGCCTCACCAGTCCACTCTGCGGCGCGTGCGATGATTCGGCGAGGCCCTCGAAGTACGCCGTCTTTGGCGTTGTCCATCGCCCATGTCCAGAATGCTACGAGATGCCCGACAGCATAGACTTCGGGGATACTGAGCGCCTCAGCGAGTGCGAACGTCTTATGGTGCGACAGAAGCGCACGATCAACCGGAACCCATGCCATTGTTTGTTTCTCCCCTACTCTGCTGCTGCCTGCGCCTCTGCCCGCTGCCGCTCCAATGTCTCGATTGCTACCTCTATCTGTGCGAGCGCACCACCGAGCAGTCTCTCCCTCTCGGAGTGCCCTTCGGAGTACTCACCAGCACCGAGTAGCAACAGGACAGCGAAGCGCCATTCGTGCGGGATGTTCTGGTCGCGAACGAAATCGCCCTTAGTGAAATCCGGTCGCGCCTCTCGCGGCTTCATCGCGTCCCGCAGGTACCACGCGGCTTTCTGCAGGTCCGTCACCGTGTCTTGGCCCGGCTTCGATCCTGCTCGGCACAGGTACTTGAGCGCGTTGCCGCAGGAGAAGTCGGGGGCATAGGCTCTTATCGCCCGGATGACCTCGATTTCGCCGCGGTTATAGTGGGCCGGATGATCCACTACGGCGCCTGTTTCAGTGCTGGTTGTCGTCTCGCTCATCGCCCTCTCCCTCCGAACGGCTTCCGTCCCCACAGCATGCGCCGGTAGCGGTCTGCTGCCTGTGTTCGCGACAGGTAGCGAGTGCGCCACTGCTCAAAGACCAGGTCGCGGAAGACGACCTCTCCATGCGCCTCTGCTTCGGCGGTAGTGTAGCCCAGGCTCCGAAGCGCGCTGTATTTGGTCCATGCATCCTTGCCTGCCTGTACGTAGATCGGCAGCGCCTCGCCTGCTTCGTCCCGTCGCTGCCTGGCGCGCTCCCAGCACAGCCGCCACTTCCGCCACCGGGAGCGAGCAGGGCGCCGTGTGCCGTGTGCGATGGCCTTGAATCTCGCCACCGCCCCTCCGAACGCTGTCAGCGCATCGTCAATCTCGCTCATCGCTGTGCCTATCAGTCCCCGCCACCGAGCGAAGCGACTCGCACACACAACACTTCGTTTTCATGGCAAGCGTCAGCGTAGGTCCCGTCGTGCGTCGGGCCTTTCATCAGAGACAGCCCGGCATCATTGGCATATAGGTTCGCCTTCGGGCAGTAGCGGTGAATCCTCTTGAGGATCGTGTCTAACTGCTTCGCCGCCTTTTCGAAGTCGGCAATGTCTTTCGCTTTAATCTCGTCGGTTGTCTCGCTCATCGCCTCGCCTCTCGCCTACCGTTTGTTCGAGTTCCGCCCCGTGTAGCCCGCCACTAGCACCTCTTCGCCCGCTTCCGCGCGCTTACGGGCTACGTTGTCCTGAATGGCCTGGTAGATCGCCTGCAGACGCTTCCGCGCGGCAGGCGTGTACTTGTACAGGTTGCCAGGAGGCATGTGGTTGGCAGGGTCGTTTTCGATGCTCACGCGGAGTGTTTGCAGTTCCTCGGTCGTCTTGCCGTCAAGTGGGTTTCGTTTCATCGCTGCCTCGCCTCTCGCCTCGCCTTTCGTCGCCCCTGGCCGGTCATCGCGCCGGGGACTCCTGCGGCCCGCACGGTACCGGGTACTGCATGATGCTCGTGAAGTTGGCGATACTCTGGCACGCTTCGTCAAGGGTATCCACGACGCCGACACCTCCGACCATCTCGCCGTTCATCGTGTCCCACTCTTCGATGCGCCATGCGCGTTCACCGGTACGGGATGGGAAGAACCGTCGAATCTCGAAACGGTAGTCAGCGGAGATCCAGTGCCCACCCATAACGCAAATGATCTCCACGCCATATCGGGTCATGCCGCATCCTCGAATTTCTGCCGCCGCAGGAGTTCGATAAAGAGCGCCGTCAGGAACCGCTCTGCTGGCTCTTCGTAGTGGGGACCGCGATTCCCGGCGACGTTCAGCACCGTGGACTCTCCAATATGCGCCCAAAGAGCGTTCGCGTACCACGCAATAGCCTCGGGAGTGTTGAGCATCTGCCCGTCTTCGGTGTTCTGTAGATCGCCTTTGAACCACCGAACCGGTACCACCCAGACGGGGCGATGATGCTTCTCGCACGCCTGTTTCGTCAGGACAGTGCCGCGGCTGTTGCCGTAGGTGAAGATCACGGTTCGCTGGCTATCGCGGACGTTGGCGAAAGTGCGCGGTGACCAATCGGCGCTCGTGTGCTCCTTGATGCCGTACATCTCCGCGTACTCGGGATGCGCGCCTTGGATGGTCAGGAAACCCTTCGGCATCCATCCACCGGTCAGAAGTCCCGCGCTCTTGGCGGCACGCAGGGCGGCAATATCCCATCCCGCTTGGCCTCCGCTTATGACTCGTTTCAGCATCCGTGCAACTTTCTCCGAAGTCCTGAGTCGTAATAACGTACATACGTAATTACGCGGTACAATGACTCTGTGGTGTAATTACACTGTACTACACGGAGTGGGAGGCGTCAAGCCCCTGTTTGCTCCCCGGAAAGTAATTCATGTACACTGCGGCTGTAATGCCTGCTGAAGTAAAAGACCAGATCGTTCAGTTCCGTACTACGCGCAGTTTCCGGCGCGTTCTGACGGCTGTCGCAAAGGAATTCGGGGGCAACCAGACAGCCGCGATAGAGTTTCTGGTGAGGGAATATGCCCGCCGCAACCGCCTGAAAATCGAAGACGAGGAGGTGCCGGAACAGCCCGACCGCGCCGCCGACACGCGCGCCGGGTACAGTGCCGACCGGGGCGAGTAGGGAAGGAGTGGGGGCGGAGGGCAGGGTGGAGGGGAGGGAGGTCGTGGTCATGAGCGGGCCGTCCAATCCTGCCCTGCTTCCGCTGCACGCGGGTGCGGAGGCGGTTTCGGCGCGCGTATCTTGTTCCTAACCTGCGCGGCGCTTACGCGGTCTTTCGGTTCGACCCACTCCAGACCGAGATGACGGAAGATGTCTTCCTCCTCAGGCGTGTGGATCTTGCGTGGGCCTTGCCAGAGGTAGCCGCCGTCGAACTTGTAGCCGACGCGCTGTGCGTGGATCATCAGTTCCTGGCTGAACTCGTGGCATCCGGTGCGAATTACGAACTGCGCGCCGAAGTTCTCAGGAGTGGTCAGGAATATGTCTATCTTGCACGCGTTGCCCTCTGAGTCAGCAGGGTTGACGTAGCCGCGCCAGTACTTCCCATCGGGCTGTACGTGCCACGGAACGACCTCGCTCGTGCCGGGTTTGATCCACTGCACTGGCACGTTGCCCATGCGACTCGGGGTGCAGTTCGCCCATCCCTCAAAGAGGCAGTTTGTTCGCGTGGAGCGTTCGCCGAAAAGGTCTGTCGGGTCCATCTGCTCGTGCCAACGAGGAACCAGCACGAGTTCAAGGTCTTTGACCTCTTCCTTCTCGCGGCGCACCGATCCGGCGACTTCTACGCGTTCGCAGTAGTCCTGAATGTCACCGACAAGGAGTTCGGCGAGATAGAGAGCGTCGTCTAGTTTCATCAGGATGCCTCCTGTGCGGTGTCAGGGTCATCTGCGGCAGCTTCGGCGGGGTTGTAGGAGGATTGGCGGGAATCGCGGTCAAAGGCATGGTCCGGTATCTCTTGCTGGGCACGGTGCCATTGCATCGCGGTCCAACGCTCCGGGTTCTTTACGCGAGGCATTACCTCCGACGCCAGTAAGAGAACCTTCGTGCGATTCAGGCGGTTCGGATCAGTGTCTGCTGTTACGTCGAAGCCGTGCTCGTGAGCAGCCCAACCGAACGCCTGCATTGCACGAGTGACTTCTGCTGCTTCGTTGCGCTCCTGGTTCTGCTTCCGCTCCTCTACAGCAGCCTCGTAGTCGTTGCCGTAAAGTTCCAACCCAACCCCGAATAGCGTGGCCGCCTTCTTCAGCCCATCGCTTATGGCACCCTTGTGCAGATCTTCCCCGCCGTTTGCGCTTATCTTCTGCACGCCGACGTGCTCACGGGATCCGAGTCCGGGAATGGTCAGGCAGACATGCGCCTTGAGCAGATCGCCCTCCTGCGTCTCCTTGAGGACGCTGAACGACCAGTTGAAGCCCGTTGCCTCGTTCAGTCGTCGAATGACGGTGTGGGCTTCGACGTAGGAGAGTTTGCGGCGTCCCCCGCCCTCGCGCTGCTTGATCGCCTCCGGGGGAAAGGGGCGGGTCAGGATTTCCAGGTTGACGCCGTGGGTCGGCACCAGTTCGGTGGCGGGTTCGGTCGTGACAGTGGTCATCGGGATTCCTCGAAAGCTGTCAAACGAAACGGTGAAAGCCTTCGCCTTCTTTGTAAGTCCAGCCTAACGCTT